TCGCTGATAAAGGCGTCAAGTCTGGGTATAGCGACTTAAGAGCCTCGAATAACTCAACCTCTCGAAAGTAGATTAGTTATCTTCCTCGCCATCTTCCCAACCAATTTTCTTTATTGGGTCATCGGCTGGCACTATCCAATCAGGGTAAGAGCTGCGATCCATAGCAAAGGCTAGAGAAGTGCCTTCGTCCATTCCAGCTCTGCGACAAGCTTTATAAACTTCATTGGCAGCAATAGCCCAAAAATCAATCTTTGTTAAAGGCGTCTCTTTAGTAGTGCGCTTACGCTTTACTGGCTTCTTACTTACGCGCTTTCGCGTTGCCATTTCTGACCCCTCTCGCTAGGGCCAATTCTAGCTGAGACTCCATTTTATCAAGGCGCGACACTATTGGAATATTCTCCAATTTAATTATGTAGCGAAGGCCAGCAATTAGTAGGGCAATTGATCCCAAGACTGACGCAACTAGGGTTGCTAATTCAGCTGCAACCATTACCGGACTTTGCCGTATCGCTCGTAGTTAGGATTAAGCCAGTTAATGATGCTAGGCAAGACTGACACTAGAGCGGCATTTGCAATCGCATTGAGGTCGAATCCCACCGCTAGGTAGGTCGCTAGTGCTGTCGCTAGGAATGTCTTTGCCCAGCTTTCGGCCATCTTTTTTAGATCGCTCATTCTTGTCTCCTTCTAGGTCAAAGTAACTGCTGTCTTTGTCTCCCAAAGTTGTAAAGCTAATATGGAAATGCGAACGATGCGGATTAGGGCCTGAGTATTTACGCCGCTTCCAGCCCAGTATTGGGCTCATAATCTTGCCATCGTAGATAATATATTTAATGCGCTTATCGCCTCTCTTTGCGCACTTACGAATTTTCTCAACCAACGCATAAGCTTCTTCTTTGTGCGCTGCTAGGTCAGAATCAATATCTATAGCTCTAACGATTCCATTTGCTGGTATATGGTCAGAACTGCCTTTAGCAATATGCCGAGCATCAGCAATCCAGCCGTCAGACTTCCTATCGCGATCAGGATAATCGTCATCGATTTGCTCCCGTAATTGGACACCAGCTGCGCATAGTTTAGGCATTATCTTGAGGGATTGTCTAAAGCCCTAAGGCCTTCAAATCATCAGCAGTTAAGCCAAGAGCTTCAAGTTTGCCTTGCGCTCTCGCTTTGGCTTCGGCTTCAAGTTGTCTTTTTATTTTCAATTGCGCCTGTATTTCCTGCATTTTTTTACCATCTGCTTCATTTTGCTTTATTTCATCTTCAGTTAATTCAATTATTTTAATTTCATCAGTTTGAGCATTATGTTCTATTTTTATGTTCTCCATTATTTAACTCCATATAGTATGTAAGAACCGCCTGCAAATGTAGTCGGTGAGCCTTCTGTTCTAATTTGCACTGAAGTTATTGCTGAGTTAGAAAGCCAACGGCCTGTTACTGTTCTGCTAACTTTTGGGCTAGCATCATTAGATAAATCTGAGCCAGTAACAAAAAAGTGTTTATTATATGTTGTATTAGCATAGTTATAAATATTAAACATTGCAACATAACCACTTCCAGTTGCATCGGCATTGTAATTGTAATTAAAATATAGGCTTGAAGTAAGATCAACATTGTAATCAGCTGAAGTTCCGCTTGCATCAAAGTCTTGATGACTACTCTGATAATTTGACCCAGAATCAGAATTAACTCTTATAGTTAAATAACCATCTTGGCTAAATGTGTAATTATAAACAATTAACTGCAAATGATTATATGTGCCTGCAATACTTGTAATGCTTGCACCTTCAATAGCCGATGCTAAAGTGCCAGTTGCTAAAGAGGTCATCCCACCGCCACTAGCAGGTGCAGCCCACTTCAACCCAGTAGTTTCCGCAGAATCCGCAGTTAAAACTGTTCCGTTAGCGCCAACACCGAGACGCGCATCAACTGTTGAAAATGTAAAAACATCTCCTTTAGTTGTTAAAGGTGTTTGATCTGATGGACTTGCCCAGCTTGGAACTCCAGCTGCGACTGTTAAAACTTGCCCTGCTGAGCCAATAGCTAATCTAGTGTTTGTGTTGCTGGTCGATGAGCGATAAGCAATATCTCCAAGCGTTGTTTCAGGATTTAGCGCCTTGGTGGTTGTATCGATTGAGCTGCCAAGGGTTCTTATCGCAGCTGCGCCATCCTTGACTAAATCTGTATCGTCTGGAGTCTCCCAGTTGTAATTCGTTGTATTGGCCATTAACTAATAACTCCTATCGCGTCTTGCCATTCTAGCGTATTAAGAACACTATTCCAGCTTTCCGCTGCATTGACTTGAGCCCATTGTTGGGCAAAGGCCGAGAACTCTGTTGGGGTAGCTAAGAAGGTAACTGAGAGGCCTGAGACGGAAGCGTTGAAGGTCCAGCCCTCGATAAAGCCAGTAAATTCGCCACCTAGAATATTAAGGGGCAGGTTGGTAATTCTGACTGGCTGACCCATAAAAATATTAAGCAAGGCATCTCGGTCGGCGTTATCAATCTCTGGGGATTGCAACGCAAATGTGATCGATTGGAAGGTGTTTCTAGGCCAAGCGCGAAGCTGAATTAGGCGATCTGCTACATCCTCGACATCCGCTGCATTTTTTAAATAGCTATTAAATTGCTCGGCAAATAACCCGTATTCGGCTTGAGAGTCTAAATCTTGAGCCGTATAGGAGCTATTAAAATTGTTGCCATAGTCCATAATTATTTTATTGCTTAAATCGCCTTGACGCTGGATTATGCCAATGCCAGAAGCTATGGCGTGAGAAGCGTCTAAGTCTGTGTAGCCGTTGGCTATTAAATAATCTTGGCGATGGCTGGCATCCGCGTAGTTAATATTGCCATTAGCATCTTCATACATATAACCAAGGGCCGAGCTAGCAATTTGATTAATAATTGGGTAAATGACGCCATCGGTAATTTGACGGCTAACCATTGTGTATTCGCCAGCGTCAATCTCGCCAAGTCCGATATCGCCAGCATCAGACCAAATCTCAGTAGCAGGTTCATAGGTTGCCCAAGTTTCAGCTGGTGGCAATTCATTCCAACTGGAAAGCAATAGGTCATCTAGCAAGTCGGTAATCTGAGCGCCGTCTAAACCTTGAGCTAAATTGCCGTCAAATATTGCTCTTTGAGTTTTGGCTAATGCGCCAATTGCGGTAATTCTTAAGCTAGTAATAACTGCACTTGATCCTGCGCTGCGGACAATTTGCCTTAAGTCTGAAACGCGACCGCCAAAAATAGCCACATATGCGCCAGTTGTATCTTTGACTTCAATGGTTACTGCTGTATTAACGCCAAAATCATAATTAGTTCCATCGGTGTTTATAACTTCTAGTGAGCAATAGCCCGCTGGAGTAGGTGAGTTTATATCCTGACGGCCAGAGGTAATAGTTAGGTTGCTTAAAGTTACTGAAGTTAATTCATCGCCATTGACTAAAATCTTCCAATCGGGAGTCCAAAGGGTCATAGGATTTGGGCTCGAGTTCTTAAATCGCCACCGCCAGTAGTTCCGCGATTAGTAGAATTGTTAAGAGCCAAAACTACCGCCCGAGTAAATCCTTCTTCATCTATTGCGCTTGGCGCATTAACATTAATAGTAACACCAGCGTTATTTGCTGAAACTGTCCCAGCAACATTGAAGCCAGAAGGGATTGCATTTCCACTAGGAACTAGCGTTGATGGGGTGCTAACTGCTGATCCTGATGGGACGCTTGGGGTAGTCGATGGCTTAGGAGCTGGGGGAAGGCTAGGACTTGGAGCAGTTGCAATCTTTGGAAGTGATGAACTGCTTGGAGTGCTAGGAGCTGAGAATGAAGGCTTAGAGATAGTAGCGACATTAGGCAGAAGTGGGACGGCATTGTAAGCCCTAATAAGGACATTTATTGCATCAATGGCAAAATTTACCGCGCTCTTTATTCCATTAACTACGAAGCCAATGACATCAAGAACGCCACCAGCAACCTTGCCAATGAAGCTAAGCGCTGCGCCAAGATTGTTAATCAATACGGGAACTACAAAGTCTTTAATAAAGTTATAGAGGATAGTTAGAGAATCCTTATTTCTTGCAATTGCATCGGTAACTGGCTTTAGTGCTGCGTCTTTGAACTCAATAAATTTAGGGATAACTGTGTTTATAAAGTAATCCAAGAGCTTTTGAAGGGTCGGTAGCAAAGCAGCTCCTACGGATTCTTTGGCTTCATCAAAGCCCACTTTGAGTCTTGCTATTTGACCTTCAAAAGTATTAGCTTGAACTGTAGCTGCTCCACCAAAGGTTTGGGCTAATTGTTTTACAGTTCCTTCTAGTCCAAGGGTTTTGATTTCTGCAGCAGACAAGCCAACACCTAAACGCGTTAGAGAGCCTGTATTGCCTTCATATGCTTTACCTAAAGCATTAGATACTGCCTCTACACTTTTGCCAGTAGCAGCTGATATGTCTAAGGCTAGGTTTAATAAATCTTGGGACTCGGTTACTGATCCTGTTGCAGTTGCTAGACGCTGGAGCGCTGGGCGCAGTTGGTCATCAGCAACGCCAGTAGCCAAAGAAGTTTTGAGTATCTGCTCCTCGACTGCCGAAATCTGAGCTTGAGTTGCACCAGTAACATTCTTAAGGGCATTGGCTAAACGAAGCTGGGCAGCCTCATCTTCAATGGCTGCTTTAACGCCATCAACTGCTAACTTGACTGCATAGGCCGCCGCTGCTGCCGCTGCTGCTGCGAAGGCGGCTGCTGCAACCTTGCCAAACTTCTCTAACTTACCGCCAAAGCCTTCAACCTCTTTAGAGCCAGTATCAAGATTTTTTTTGAGATCAGCAACATCAGCAAGAATCGAAAGCTTGAGCGTTCTACTGCCAGCCATTACTTATCCCACTCTTTCAATATCTTGGAAAATGCTTCTTGCCATTTCTTAATCAATTCAGGCTGAATCTTACGAAGGGTTGGGTAGATAAAGTAGCCAGCGTTTCCGCGACCTTTGCTCGGTGTTCTTCTGGGGAACTGACGCAAGCGATTACTTCCAAATTCATAACCCGCCCAGAGTTTTTGTGTGCTACCGCCACCAGAAAAGCGCTGACTTGCAAAGCCGTAAGAAAACTCTCCGATTTTGGAACTGGCCGAGACTTTAACGCCTGTTGCAATTCTTCTAACTGCTTCTTGACCAAAAGTCCTTGTGAGTGCATAGGCTTTGATTTCATTTGCTGCATAAGTAGCCAGCGCGCTAGATTCTGATTTAGCTTGGCTAACGGCTTCGTCATCCATCGCTTTAAATGCGGAAATGATTGAGCGGAGCTCGCGCTTGTCATAGCTGATTGGTAACTCATCTGCCACCGCTACGCTCCTTTAATATATCTATGGCCGTTAATACTTGGTCTATATCTGTCCAGTAAGGCATCGGAATCCCAGTTGCGATAGCAATCTCGATGATTAGTCGGTTGATGCTTCCGGGCTCGTAACTTTTGGGCTTTCATCTCCAATCGTCATTTCCTCAACTGTCAGCTCCCAAATCTCTTGGGACTTGGTTGGCTTCCCTGCTGCTTCGCGCTTATACGCAAAGTAGGCAAGGTCTAAGAAGTCCGCTTGCTGATAAGCCGTTATATCCTTCATCGAATAAATCGACTTACCAGTTTTGCGTTCCCACTTAGCCCATTCTGGCAAGCCAGCTTGGTAAGTAGCTGATTCGCCTGAGCTGTATTTAATTGTGATTGAAATTTTCATAGCTCCCGATGCTCCGATCTCTTAGCTGAAGGTCTCTGTTGGTGTTCCAATTACTGTCATCGTCCAAGTGTCGGTGAGTGCTCCAGGAGCAGCTCCACCAGCAGTTGGGAAGATTGGCAATACTGTGAAAGCAAATACTGCGCCAGTTATTGCAGTAAATGAAACGCTAAGTGCTGTGTTTGGTGCAGATTCTGCATCTGCCCACATTGCTTCAAATAGAGAGCTTGCAGCTCCCCAATCCTGTAGCAATTCAATTGTGAATGTCCATTGCTTATCAACGGACTTATAAGCGCGACCATCAAGGGTTTGATAGGTCTCGATAATTGTGTCGCAGCTTAGGACTGCACTAGTTGTCTGGGCGTCATAAGCAGCGCTATCGAGTGTGAATGTCACATCGCGCCCAGTTATTACTGTTGTTGGCATTTGGGTCTCCTATGCGGTTTGCTCGTAGCGGACGCTCAAGCGTATATCTGAAACTAGCAGGGTAGTAGTTCCTACTTCCGTTACCGAAGGTCTTTCGACTATTGATAACTCATACTTGGACGCATTTAATGCGCCAAGAATACTAATGACCATTTGCTCTAAGTTATCTAAAGCAGCGGCATTGCTGAAATACGCAACGCAAGCGGTGATGGTGTAATTTAATTTAACTCTAGTTGTGGCTTTTCCCAAGACTTCAAGCTCCATATAGGGCGAGTCTGGAATGACAATAATTGCTGGGACAATAGGCGCTTCAGGAACTGAGTCGTAAATGTTGGCAGCTACGCCAGCAAGCGCAGTCTTTATAGCGCCTCTAACATCTGTGGCAATTGTTGATGGCATTAACCAACCATCGTCTCTACATCAAGGTAAGGCCCTAGCAGCCCCGTTACTTTCGCAAGTAAATTCTTAGATAGGCGATAAGGTGTAACTGCAAAATCTACGCCTTCTATTGATCCACCTGCTGCGGTTCTTGCTTGGAAGATTTCGACTGAGATAGCCAGAATTGCAGCTTCAGCATTGGCATTTCCGACATAGGTTGATAGTCCAGAGAGCGCAGCGTTTCCTGCTGGGATAACATTTTTTTCCAATATATCTGCATTGGTGATTGCGACTGTAAAGACATAATCTGATAACTCATCTGCTAATACTGTGTGTGTGCCGTTAAATGGTGATCCGCATCCAGTAATAATTACGGATTGGCCTTCTGTAAATTCTTGGATTGTTGCGGTCTCAAAGTAAGCAACATTATCCTCAAGTTTCACTTTGTTTATCTTGCTCTGGAATGTGACCAGCATTGGCAGAATTAGGTTTTCTGAAGCATCAACAATATCGTTTAGGTAAGCATCTGGATATAGGGATGACGAGACGCCAAGAATCGTCCTTAGCTCTGTGGCCGTAACTATCGTTGGCATCTCGTCTTCCTTTCAAGCAGTTAGGTGAGCGGCCAGCTCGGGAGCGGACTGGCCGTCACTACTAGGGTTTTATCAGGTTAAGTTGAAGTGGCAAGAACCATTTGCAACTTTAACGGCAAGTGCGCCGTAGCCGTAGTAAGCAACCTCAATCTGGCCGTTTAGAGCCACATTTGTCTGCAGACGGAATCTGCTGGATTCATACCAAGTGTAAGAATCAGGATTGATTACAACCATCGTTCCATCTCCAGTTGGAGCTGCGCTCTGGTTGATGCCAAGTGCGCGAGATACATATAGATCAAGTCCAGCAACATTTCCGCGAAGGCTTTGTGGGCTTACTGCTCCACCTGCGTTTTGAGGCTGTGAAGCTGTGTAGATTGGACGGCCTGAATCGTTGTAGCTCATAATCTTTGACCATTGCTCAGGTGTCACAATTAAGTTACGAGCAAATCCAAGAGAATCAGCATAAACTTCAGCAGCTGCTTCAGCAACGAAGCCAAGCAAGCCTGTGGCGCTATTTGCTTGAGCTGTTGGTGCTAATTGACCATTAGAAAGAAGTTGAGCAGCAACAAATTTATCTGTTGCAAGTGAATAGGCATATTCCATCTGACGGACTAGCTCATCAAAGAATACTGGATTGCTTCGGTCAAGAAGTTCAACGGAGAAGGTCTGGCCACCTGCATACTTATTAACATTTACTGTTAGGAAGCTGTTGGTCATTCCTGTCTCAACAATTGCATCGCCTTCGTTCTCATCTTCAACTGTTGGAACGGCAGTAATTTTTGGAATCTCAAAGCTCATACCAGCATCTGGTAGAACTCCGCGAGAGATTGCATCAATTGTTGAACGATCAGCATTTGATAGTGGGTTGATTACCTCGGTTAATTGACGAGTAGGAATCAAGCCAGCGTTATTTGAAGTGGTGTCATCTGCTGCCATAACATACTGGCGAGCATCGTCATCACCGAGCTTAGCGCGAACGCTATTCTCAAGATATTTTGCCTTGGTGAATTCAAGGCGAGGTGCTGTGTAAAAGGCTGGGCGAGCTGCCTCAACCATATTTGCTTTAGCTGCTTCTACCGCTTCTTCAACGGCAGGAGCAGGAGCGGTAGTGTCAGACACTTGGTCTCCTTCGGTTGGTTTCTCTGAATCAGCGGTTGCCAAGTCAGAATCTTCTTTTGGTGCTTCGTTCTCTGATGCTGCTACTTCGCTAACGCGAGCAGAATCAATTGCAGGATCAGTTACTAGAGATACTTCATCTAGGGTCGCTGAGGTAATCTGCATAACGCCTTTGTTGTTTGTCCATTCATTAATCTGGGCTCCAACGCTAAATCCATCGCGTAAGCCTTCAGTTGCTTCAATTAGGGCATCTTCTCCAGCCATAGTATTGGCAATCTTAAAAGTAGCTTCGATGCCAGACTTAGTTACATTGTGAGAGACCATCTTGCCAATTGGACGAGTGCGGTCGTGCTCAAGAAGCAACTTGACTGGCTTCATTTCAATTGAATCAGCTGCAAAGACTGTTGGGCCAACTGAAGTATTGCCTTGCTCGTTCCAAGTCACAATAGTTCCAGTTATGGTGCGCTTAATTGTGTCGGCCGCTGTAACGACCATTGGGATATTAACTTTCATTTGGAATCAAATCTTCCTCTCGTTGAATCTGCTCAACGCTCATCGCGCCAATGCGGTTTAGGATTTCATAAACTTGAGCTCTTTCTAATGCGTTACCGCGTAGGAAGTCATCAAGTGCAAAGCGCGTCATTACTGGATTGGGTGTGAAGTCCGGCAATGATAAGCGTTCCTCAATAGCCTTTAGTATTGGGCGAAGTGAGAAATCTACTAGTGAGCGCCGCTCGGACACAGCGTTTGAGTAAGTCATCGAAGTCGTTTCGGCGCTCAAGAAGTAGGCAGGTATTCCACAAGCCCGAGCTAATTCTAGTGCTACATATTGACGCGCCTCTGCAAGTTGCATCGATTTAGGATCAAAACCAAATTGCTGTAATTCTACATCTGCATTTAGAAATGCTGTTGAGCGAGATTGGCGAGCAGTTTTCCAAGCAGTTAGCAATGATGAAATTCTTTCGGCAGTTAGATTAGTGCCATTGGACTTCAATACCATTGAAGGCGCTGGCTCTTTAGCATAATTAACTGCTGCGTTTTCAAGATAAACTGCTGCTGCTATTGTTTTGCCAGCTCTGTGGAGTAAGCCTTCATCTCCACCATCAAATCTTATGATTGAACCTACGCCATTAAGCGGAACTGATTTACCATCAACTTTATATCCAGTAATTGTGGTATTAAGAAAATCGGTATCAACTGTAACTCGCTCTGGACTTACTCGAGTCCAAGCTCTGACGCGACCGCCATCGGTCGCGCTATACATCTCAAGCACTTGACCATAACCAGCGCCATATAGCCAGATATCTTCTGCAAGCCAGCAATAGATTACGAATCCTGCAACTCTTGGGTCTGGCTGATTGATAACTCTGTGTGGATCAACATACTGGCCAGTAATGCGATTGAAAGTTGTTAAAGGTAATGAGCCAATAGTTCCGCAGATGATATTGCGAGCTCTTGCAACGGATGGAACGCTCATTGCTAATTGGCGAGTTGTATTAGTTGCACCGCCAAGAATATTATAAACTGAATCGCTAATTTGAACTGGTGTTAAAGCTGCTTGAACATCAGTAACGGCAATAGGGCGCTTGGCCTCAACTGCTGGAAATAGGAAATCTCTTATAGCACCCATTAATCACATTGTAAATGAGCCTACTTACACAATTTGAATATCTACGCTAGTTTCAGACATAGTTGCATAGTGTGTTGCTAAGGCCGATGCAATTGCTCCGCAGATTGTCGTATTGCTGACTTTCCGACCCATTACCCAGCCGCCGTCACCGAAAGGTAGTTTGACGGCGGATAGGCATTGTTTAGTCAGCTCATCTTGTCCCGAGTGAGCCAACCTTTGTGACGAAATCGCCCCGAGAAGCTCGTCACAACTTTGTGCATAATCAAGGCCATCTATTGGCTCAACCCTAATACCAGCAGGAGCTAATCGCGCAGCTACTGCCGAGGCGGTTCTGGCTGAATAGGCAACCAACTGCACTGGATACTTTCTCACCCATTCCGCTACATCATTAGCCATTGCTTTGTCATCCAGATTGGCAGGATTATGCCAAGTCTGAAGCAATATGACTTGGAACTTATCGCCCTCAAGTCTTTGGCTAGCGACTAGCGCCGCTTCTTTTCTACTAGGGCTTAGATCAATAGCCAACCAAGTATCAGATTCAGGGTTGAGTCTAAGTCCCTCAACTTTGCAACTCTCCCACTGAGACGGATTGATGACTGGGTTAATCGTATCGACCCATTGACATAAGACTTCTGTGCGCACAATATCTTCGGGGTCTGACAATACGGCTCGGATATTATCTGGATGGACTGTGATGCCAAGTGATGGATTAGCTTGGCAGACGCCTAGCCAGAAGTCCGGGGAGTTATCAAATTTAATGCCTTGAGGCGCTGACCATTCAAACCAGCCAATATCATCACTGCTACCAAATATCGCAGCCATTGCTCTTTCTCTAAGTTTATTTAGAACGATGCTGTGTTGATCTCCAGCATTTGAATAAACCCAGATTTGAGGATTGGCTGAAGCCATTTGCGTATATCGCAAGGCAGACCAAACATCCTCATCTTTATACTCTCGGGCTTCATCTAGGTGTATCGTTTCAGGGGCTGCAATGCCTCGACCAGCCGAGTTATTGGCTCTGACGATATATCGCCTGCCTTCAGTAAATTGAAGCTCTTGAAAGCCCTTACTTTCCAGCTTCTTAGTAAATTCAGCCGCTAGCCTTGGATTCTGTTCAATAATTGCATAAATCTTATAAAAGAGCTCTGCTGAGGTAGTTAGTTTATGAGCTGTATGGACTTGCAGTTTTTCTTTTAATACATAGATTCTAAATAGGATTTGAAGCGCCATAAAGGTTGATTTACCCTGCTGACGAGCGCAAAGCAAGGTGACTACTGGATGAGCCCATCGGCCATCGGGTTTTTGTTTTAAGCTGTGATGAGCGAGCCATTGTTGCCAAGGCATCAAAGTAAAGCCGATTTCCTCACAGAATTTAATCATTTGCTCGCCCAAAGAGGGTAAATCATTGAGTTTTGTGTGGATTCGCGGTTCTGGCACACCTCGGTAAGCCGATTCGTCCCTAACTCGGACAATCTCACCCAATTCAGCCAAAGCGATTTCTTTCATTCCGTATAGTGCCTAGCCGAGCCATTTTCAGGGAAAATCTTCCCAAT